GGGAGGTCAAACGGCCTCCCAAAAAATTCGTCGGTCGCTTCGCTCCCTCCATGGGACAGGGTGACAGACTATCAATGCCACTGAAACAACGTGACAGGTGGCAGAGATCGCAGCGGCCCCGGTGTCTGTGTAGATATGGCGCTGGGTTTGCTCAAAATTCTATTGCAGAAAATGAATGACGTAACGTCACTTGCAATTGATATAATCAATCACTTGCTGCATACTTGCAGTACAACAAAGGAGAACGTCATGGACATGACACCAACAAAACGGAATCTTATGACTCAACTAGAGCATATGATAGAAGAGATCGTAGATCAGAAACTCAACGAACGCATGGACATTATCAACGAAGCTAAAGAGTTTGATATTACTGACCACACATCAGACATCGAAGAGATCATTGGTGACTTTATTAGATGCAATGTAAGCGTGGAGATAATCACATGAGTAACGTAGAACATATCAGCTACTTCCCTGTCCCGATAATTAATCAAGCAGCCTATCCAGATAGAGGCAGAGAAGAGATACTCGAATGGGCTGGGCTAATCCCCCATTGGGTGATGGAGTTTAATATCTATGAGCATGACAACCTGATTGATTACTTGCAAGAACGCTATCAGTTTGGTGGACTGCGAAATCGTGCCATGGAAGGAAAGGTAGATGACAAGGGGACTTATCGTTATCCTCAAGATCCTGACCTAGAGTTTCTAGTTCGCATGGATACCAAGCTGGGCCATTGTTACATCTACCCATATGGAATCGTTGCGATACCAGATGGCAAAGATAAACCACATTTAATTGTAAGGATGGACTGATGCGTATGTCACGACAACACTATGAATTCTTAGCTGATAAACTTGGGCCGCTTGTACCGTGGCCCACTCACCTACACAGTATCGCTGATGAACTTGAGGCAACCAACCCAAGGTTCAACCGAGATAAGTTTATTGAACGTGGAACAAAGGCATGGGAACTAAACTATGTAGGTCCAGTCATAGATGACGAGGTGCCATACCAATGAAACGATATAGAATCTCAGTCGCTTGTCCAGAATGTACTGGCGATGGCTTCATTGAAGTCGAGCGTATGCCAGCAAGATCTTCATACAATGATGCACCAGAACCATACTGTGAGGCCGAACCTTGCGATAATTGCAATGGGTCTGGCGAAGTTATGGCTGATGATGTTGACTTCTAAGAGTAGGTAATTGCATACATGCAGTATGAAACCTTACTTCTCACAACTGCAAGCATTAGCCACTGAGCTAAACATTCCTTTGCTCGACGCGTTTGCTCGAGCGAAGGTTCCAACTTCTACCTATTACCGTTCAGCAAACGGAACAACTGAAATGAGGTACGACACAGCTTGTCGTATCTACAAGGCTATCCATGAAGAATACTCGTCTGTCTCACAGCTATAACGAACTAATAGAAATGTTAGTAGAGGCAAGGCGAGAAAGAAAACTTAGTCAGCCTGAGCTAGCAAATATTATTGGCTGTACTGAATCACTAATTCATAAATGGGAGCAGCATAAGCGTGTGCCTTCTGGGTTCTTTCTTATGTGTTGGCTCGAGGCGTTAGACTATGAAATCGAAGTCACGAAAAAGAAAAGAAACGATTGACTGCATTGCTTGCCAAGTAAGAACAGATTTATTTGTTGCCATACTTAAGAACAATTCTGGTGGCACAATGCAGAAGCATTGGTTTGTTTGCTTAAACTGCTACGAGGAGGACAGATGGCAAATCGTAACAAATCCAAGGGAACTTACCATGAAAAGTGGTTTGTCGTTTGGCTCAACAAAATCAAAGCGCCGCTCAAAGCGAAGCGCGTCCCCCTCAGCGGAAGCTTGGGAGGAGAGTATTCGGGCGACATCCACATCGAACTCGAAGGACGAAAGCTGGTAGGCGAAGTTAAGTACAGAGATACATCTAACTTCCCCAGCCCCTTCACAGTATTAGAAGGCAGAGACATTGCCTTTTATAAAAGACGGAGAGGAACTCCGCAAACTCTAGTCATAATGACAGGAGATCAATTCCAGAAAATAATGGAGGACAGTTATGGAAACTCAAACGAAACAGATCAAGGCTGATCTTGATTCAGGTAAAACAATTACAGCGATTGATGCCTTGTTGAATTACAATTGCTTTCGCTTGTCGGCTAGAATCAGAGACCTAAAAGACCTGGGCTATCCAGTAGACAAGACGATGATTCAAATAGAAAGCGGCAAGTACGTGGCCCAATACTTTAAGGTAACTCAATGAGCAAACATATCGGTCGTGCAATATCAGATGATATTTGGTCAGCAAGTGTTAACAGACCATCCCATAAAATATATGAGAAGGATCGCATAGAACAGAAAGAAAGATCAAAAAACTGGGGGCCAGATTCCTTGCAGATAAATGCTAATAAAATCAAACAAGGACAACCAGTTAGCGAAGGCTATCTCTGGGGTAAGCAAGCCATGAAGATGGTAAGAGCTTGCCTAGTCACTGAAGAAGCTCTTGATTCATACCGCAAAAGTTTCCTCAATGAATACCAGAGTCTTTATTCAGAGCATGATTATCAGATCAAACTTAAAGAGTTGACTGACAAGCATAACGAAGCAAGGGAATTTAGTATATTGCAATAGCTGCACATATGCAGTAGGTTGAGGCTAAGCAAAAAAGGAGAACAAGATGGAACGCAAAGGCTTCATAGGTGGGTCTGACTGTGTGAGAATAATGAATGGTCATTGGCTAACGCTGTGGCACATCAAGACAGGTCGATTAGAACCAGAAGATTTATCTCGTAATATTGCAGTGCAAATGGGAATACACACTGAGGATTTTAATCTTCATTGGTTTGAGCATGAGCATAATTGCAGCTTAACCGGATTGCAAAGATCGTTTCGAAAGAAGATCGGTACAATACCAGCACAAGGCACAGTCGATGCCACTTGGGACTGCGCTATCATCGAGGCCAAGCACACCAATGCTTACAATACTATGGACAAGGTATTGGAATTTTATATGCCGCAGTTGCAGCTATACATTCATGTTGCAGATGCACAGGGCGCTTATCTATCTGTTATCTTTGGTAATAATAAGTGGGAGTCTGTCTATGTCAGTCGCAACAAAGAGTATTTCGATTCAATGTGGGCGGTGGTGTCGGATTTCTGGGGTTACGTTCTTCGCGATGAAGAGCCAGTTGGTATCGACCAACCGCTACAACTTGGGATTGACAAGATCGAGGTGGATCAAATGGTCAGGCGTGACGCAAGCAAAGACAACAGATTCGTTGACGCAGCACACACCTACGCCACACTCGAAGCAGATGCCAAAGCATTTGAGTCAGCCAAAAAGGAACTCAAAGATATGGTTGGTGACAACGAGCGAGAAGTCTACTGTGAACACTTAACAGCCAAGCGTGACAAGCGCGGAGCAATTAGAATAACAAGGAGAAAAACATGAACAATAAAATTATTGCCAAGCTACTCAAAGCAAGAGCAGCCATTCAACCAATCAAAAAGGATGGCACAAACCCACACTTCCGCAGCAGCTATGCCACGCTCGAGGGTGCTATTGAAGCGGTAACACAGCCGCTATCTGACAATGGATTCTTCCTCACTCATGTTACTGGTGTTGACGAGTTTGGGATGTTTATCACTACAGAACTTATCTCTGAAGAGGATGGCATTACTGTCATGCGTACCAGAGTGCCATTAGTTGTTGGCAAGAATGACATGCAGGGATTGGGTAGTGCCATTACCTATGCACGTAGATACGGAATCATGTCCATGCTGAACCTTCCAGCAGAAGACGATGATGGCAATGCAGCTTCTCGCTCAAGCGGCCCATCCAGAGGGCAAGCGCAGAGCGATGAAGGTTGGATGTAAACTTACTTAACTTAACAAAGGAGCCAGAAGCATGGCAGATCAATACGACAACACAAATGATGGCGTGGCATTTCCACCTTTCGAGGACATGAAGATGATCCTGCAAGGCAAGATAAATGTAGAAGGCAGAGATAGCCGCTACGCAATTGTTCGCCGCGAAACAAAAGCGGGCAAGGAAATCATGGAAGTCTACGAAAAGGTAGGCGTTATGTTTAAGCAAGAGCAAGGCAAGGAGGGGTCGCCTAACTATACTGGCACCATGTACAATACCAATGACAAGACACAGCCTTGGACTATAGCTGAAACTGATAAGCGAATAGCTGCATGGCGTAGGCAGAAAGATGGCAAGCCTTATATGTCAATTAATATTTCTGATCCGCAATCACCCAAGGTACAGTCAAGCCCCTTGCCAGATGATGATATTCCGTTTTAAATGGGGGTGTTCTCCGCGGGAGTTTTGATACGGTTTTCCTCCCGCCAACTGGTCAGCCTTTGGGCTGGCCTTTTTTAACTGAGGACTAAATATGTCAACAAACGAACTTAGCGAATGTATTAACGCAGCAGAGATGGGCCTAACTCAACGCGAAGCATCAACCTTACTTGATATACCATATGCGGAAGTGCAAAGACTAACCAAGAAATATGAAATTAAATTTGTATGTCCAAGGAGAAAAGCAAATGAGAGAAGAAGGGAGCATCGCCTTAAAGAGAGCAATTCATCGGTTAAAGACAATGGTGTTAATGGCCCACAGCAAGCAGCGCCACAACCTAAAGCAAGAACTAGAAGAAATAAAAGCACTGATCGAGATAGCGCAAAAAGAATAGATGAAATCTACAGCAGCAATCTTTCTCGAACAGAAAAATATGAGCTTGTATATGCTGAATCAATATGGACCTTCGAGCAGAAGATGATTGATCTAAAGATGCGCCCCCCGTTTCCTGTTAAAAAAAACTATACACCAGAGAGCGCCTCTAATGCATCAATAAAAAGGAAACGAGAGCAGTCAATATATAGGCGACAAATAATAATGGATTGTTTTAGATCCAACGAAACAAAAGTAGCTGAAGATATTACTAAAAAAACAAAGCTACCACTTCGTATAACCAGCCAGATGCTAGACCTTATGTATCGTGACGGAGTGCTGAACAGAGAGCGAGTCCAAGTGGGGCCAAACAAACGCAACAGTGTTTATCATTACGCTGCAAAGTAAAGGAGACTACAGGTGACAGAAGAAAACTTAGAAAAGAAAGTGCATATCGCTGGGGCTGTAGGCTGTGCCTTTGGTTTTATATGCGGAGCATCTTTAATGGCTTTGGTAGGTATTATATTTTAGAGTGTCGTGCGGGTGGCGTGAAAATGATTGGCACATTCGGTAGCACGTTAACCAACAAACAAAGTTGGACCACCCGCTCTACATTTAAATCATAAGTTCAAAGTGAGGTCCATCAATAAACGGTCTTCGACCCTGCGATCTACGCAAATCAATGTAACTATTCATTGCATCTTCCATGTTGCCTTCAGTGTAATGAGCAATGTTTGGCACAGACCAAGCTGCGCCC